TTCTATTCGGAAATCCACGTTTCTTAGGTGGGTTTGATACCATGTTCTCCTCGACTGTAGCAATGTTTTCTTTTTCGATTTCAACCATATCATCAGGCACAGGTTCTTTTTTAAAGAATTTATTCCATGTTTTTTTAACCGGTTGAGTTTCTTCCAATTTCTTCATAGATATATTTCCTGCTATCAATAATAACACAGCTAGAGGGTCAAATACAAGCATAATTAGCATGATTACCAGTCTAACTGCTTTATCTAAAGCACCCTCACCATCACCAAAGAATATGTCTGCCACATATTTAATAGGACCAACATCTGCAACAAGTTTATTGGATTCTTTCAATAATGGTAATCTTTGTTTATTGATTGCAGTAAGTTCTTTTTGTGTATCTTGAATCTGTTTATCTAAACGATTGCTTGCCGTTGATGGATCCTTGGCACGAGCAAGAAGATAATTCAATCTTTCTTCAGCAATCTTTTGTTGTTGATTTAATGTTTTAAGTTCTACTGTATTTGCACCAGCATCCAATGTTGAATCAATATGAGATTTGGCCAAGAAACCAAAAATACCCATCGAGGTGATGAGCATCAGGATTACGACAGCAAAAGTCAAATATGTTTTGAGTAGTTTTGGTGCAGTTTTCCAATTACGATATAACCAAGATGCGGTTACCAGTTTAGAAAACTCTAACGCTGATCCCATGAAAACAACTGGCCAAAATGCACCAGCAAAAATAAGTGCTAAACCAAGTATTGAATAGTAAGCAGCAATTCCTGATAACAGGAATGCCGCCAAGAAAGTTAAATATGTCATCCGAAAAAATCCTCTAATGTACTTACTTTTTCAGTAGACCACTTCATACAATCTAAAATTACTTTAATTGGTTCGAGAAAGGCTTTGTTGAATTGTAGTTCATAATCAATATAATCTTGTAGACCAAATTCTTTAGGTAATCTACCAGGAAATGATATGACTGTATCTTTGAATGGGTTTGGCATTTTAAGATAAGTATACTTCAACTTCTCACCTTCTTGTATGAGTGGATACTTTTTAGTAAGGTTTTTCTGTTTAAGGTAATGGTTATATAGAATAGCTCCTTTTACATGAATCGGAGTTCCTAATTTGTATAATGAAAGTGAATCAGAATACTTACCAAGGCCATTACAACCACGAGGTGAAGAAATTTCTTCAGCAGGTAATCCCATAAAATCTAGTTTGGATTGTTTGATGAATTTATGAATATCATCTTCAGTACCACGAAGCATTAGTGTAATAGCTTCTTTCATCTTCTCACGAATGATTGCTGGTGTAGAAGATTTGATCATCTCCAGACCCATCACCTTCATCTGCGGTTCGTTGTATTGTACACCTTCATTGTTGTATACGTTTAGAATGTAACGCTTCTTGGCAGTCCAGATTCCTTTGTCAGACAGACCTTCTCGTTTCATCTGCATTTTCTGTGCATAAGCTTTAACATAATCAGCAAGTTCCTGATAGGAAACATCAATAAACGGTTGAAGTTTATCATCACAAACTTTGTCCATGAATTTAATGACGAGATTTGGATCAGGTACTCTATCGTTGTAGACCTTTCCAACAAGTCCCGCAAGACAAAGGTAGATCGAGTCAGTATCGCTCGCAATAACATAATCCTCATTTTTAGTACCTAATAATTTGTTTATGTAGCCATTAAGCTTATTTTCAATCCAACGAATACTTAATTGTCCGGCAGTCGTGACACCAAGAGCCATCCGTAAATCGTAGAAACGGAAATACTGACTACCCAAAGCACCGTAAGCAGAATTGAGGGAAACCTTTTTCGCCAATTGGATGTTGTTGTATTTGGCAATTCGTTTTTCGATTTCGTATTTTTTTGATTCATCTTGTTCATGTTCATATTCCTGTTTTGCTTTTAACATTAACTTCTTAAATTTACTTCTATCAGAATACATTTCTTCCATCATGGCAGGTAAGAAACCAATTTTGTCGGTACGGAAGAATTGTCCATTCGGTGTTAAAGTGGCATTTTCAAGTTTGGATGTATCAACTTGTTTATACAATAATTTTTCAACACTTACACCAGACGAAAGAATCTCACGCATCTCTGGCGTATAGTTCTCAGGTTGAATAAGAGTTTCTGGTGAAATGTTATATTGCATCATCAAGTGTGGATACAAACTGTTCAAGTCGAATGAAGCAACCCAATCATGTTTGCCTACTTGAACTTCTTTGACATAGGCACCTTCAAACATTCCATCTTTTTCTTTTGTTTCTCTTGGTGGAACAATAATGTTTTTCTCAAAGAGATAAGCATATGTCATTGAATCCCACATACGAGTTTGTGCAAATACATCTTCAAAGTTTGTTTTGGTGTCGTATGCCAAGGTTACTGCCAACTCAAGTAACTTCAACTTCTCTTCCAGTTCAACAATCAATTCAACGTCAACGATGTTATATTCAATAAACTTTTGGTAGTTCAAACGATATAATGAATGTAGGTTATCATATTCATCATAAGAGATTTTACCTTTACCCAATTCAACTTGTGCAATAGCATCTAAACGGTAAGATTCTTGTGACTTTCCACCAGGAGCATACCATTTGTATAGTTCAATATAATCAAGAGATTCAACACCCATCAGATTGTAGGCAATCATTTCTCGACCATTGATTTTGGTTTTGCGTTCACCAATGTAATTCCATGGTGACAACTTCTTTGTAGCATCTTCACCAAGAATCTTACGGAAGCGATTGATGATATATGGCTCATCAAAGAACTTTGTATTCCAGCCAGTTAGAATGTCTGGTGTTTTACCTTGCCACAAGGCCATAAATTGTTTACATAAAGAATATTCATCTTTACATTTCACATAGATTTCTTTGCCTTGAGTTTCATAGATGCCACAACCAAACACATAAGTTTCACCGTTGAGATATTTGATTGCAATAGCTGTGATTGGTTCATCTGCTTTATATGGATCAGGAAATCCATTCTCAGAACCAACCTCAATATCTATTACGGCAATTAAAACTTTTTCAAAGTCATAGTCAACCATACCAGTATGTTGGTCGGCAATATAAGCATATTCAAAACGAGTTTGACCATAGATTTTACCGGCATTAGAAACGCCATCAAATTGCTTTACAAAATCTCTAGCCGAACGAATGTCACCAAAGATTTTTTGTTGTAATGGTTCATCTTCAAGATTTCTGAATTTTATTTCTTGGATCCTGGTCGCAGGTAAATAAAGTGAAGGAGAATATTCAATCTTCTGCTTTACTCTTTTGCCATCAATAATGCCACGATAAAGTATGTTATTACCAAAACATTGTACATTAGTATAGAAGTTTGCCAATTTAGCCTGTGATAATTTGTTTTTGTGGAGGAACGATTAAGCCAGCACCAAAGATTTGTTTGTAATTCGAAATAAAATCTTCAGCCGGTACATAGGAGTATACTACATGTTTCTTAGAGAAAGCAATAGTAGCATCTGTTTTTTGTTCACTATGAATAGGGAACGGAGAGAAACCAACACTAGGTTGTCCATCTTTACCACGAACAACCGCAATACCAACTGGATTTACCAAAACAAATTCTGTTTCAGATTCAGATTCAATCTCACCGAGTAAATCTTCACCAGTAACTAATTTAAATGCTAAAATTTTCATAACAACTCCTGGGGAAATGGAGCGGGATATCAGAATCGAACTGATAACAACAGATTGGAAATCTGTAGTTTTACCATTAAACTAATCCCGCATTGAAAAGAGGAAAAAATTATCTTCCTCTGCCTACTTTTCTCATCATATTATTTTTAGGAATATAATTGGGTTTAGACATTGATTTAGGTACTACAGGTTTTAAACTTCGAACCTTTTTCAATTGTTCTTCACGCCACTTATTTTCATTCTCAATACGTTTGAATTCATCATCTTCATTTTTATGATCCTGATCTGTTACAGGATTTTGTTCTTGTGTCATATATGATCTCCAATTTGGTTGCGGGGGCTGGACTCGAACCAACAAAACCCGGATTATGAGTCCGGTGCAATACCTTTATGCGACCCCGCTATAATATTATATAGTCATTGTTGAGAATACTGTTATATGTTTAAGAACCGTGTAGTAAATTAGATGTTTAAGGTCATTCAATGATAACTGCAAGCAGTCATTACTTTGAACTTTACCACCGACTCTCCTGTAATTGCGTTATGTTCCGGTTCAGCATGAGGAACTACCTTCTTACTGGTTGCTTCTAAACAGGATGGTGACTTCCCTAACAATTGGGATTGCTTATTCTTTCTCACACATTCTCAACAATGGCTCCCCAACGTGGACTCGAACCACGGACCAACAGATTAACAGTCTGCTGCTCTACCGACTGAGCTATCGGGGAATAATTCTTATTCTACTACTAGTTCGTATTCATCTTTACCTACACCACACTCAGGACATTCAAAGTCCTCAGGTAATGTATCCCAAGCGCCTTCAGTTTGTTCATCATGGACATGGCCACATACGATACATCTATGAGTTTGATTCATTATAGGCCTCCTAAAACTTTTTTATAAGCATTTGCATGACGTTCTTCCACTTTTTTCAAAGCATTAAAACGTTTTTCAGCCTTTGCCAAAACTGACACAAATTGTTCAGCGTGTTCTTTAGATTCTTCAATCTGATGCTGAGCTTCGATAGCAGCTTGTTGATTGCCTTCTTCAATAGCTTCCGACTGCATAGTTGGGTACATATGTGTGAATTCATACGTTTCACCATCAATCGCCATTTGCAAACATTCTTTAGTGGAAGGTTTACCAATCAACAATTCAAGATGACCCCACGCATGTAGAATTTCTTGGTCTGCTGTGTGTTCAAAGTGTTTTGCAACATCCTCAAAACCCTCTTCACGAGCAATCTTTGCAAAGTAACGATACTTAATGTGTGCTTGACTTTCACCAGCCAAAGCACTCTCTAAATTTTTAATTGTAATACTCATACATCCTCCAAAAGTTAATCATATTAATATGTATTAGCAGAAACACTAAAATTCAGTTATTTGATTTATGATATATTTCAATCAACATTATCAAAAAAATTGATGGAGCGGAGGCCTAGATTCGCACTAGGTGAGTAGATTGGACACCTACTCTGGTTCTATACCCCGTCCGCTTTGTTACTTCTCTTTGTCTTTTCTATCTTTTTGCTTGGCATAAATTCTATCAAGCATATCAAGTAATTCTTTTTTGGTCAACATTCTACCCCAAGAAGGAGTGGTATTTGCCTTTACTTCTGGCTCTACTTTTTTCATACACTTTTACGAGCGATTGCTTTTTTAATTTTTGGAACATGTTTCTTACGAGCACCGTCCAATAATTTATTCAACTGTTCCAAATTCAACGGACCTAAACGAGGTTTACCGGTTTTGGTTAACATTGAATTTACTTTCCGAGTTTTCTGCGACATAATATATCTTTCAATAAAATTTGGAGCGGTGGTCTGCTATGCTCAGATAATATAAGAGGGTATCTCACATCGTACTATTACACACCGCATATTCAATACTATACACTACTTATAAATTAAAGTCAATACTACTTTTGGTATACTTGGTGATATGGACAGAATTACTATAATGAAGCATACTACACAATAGTTTCGAACCTATTGCTGACCCGTGGAAGGTGTGCCGGCAAGACTCCACATTTATGTATTAAGTGGCAGTATACTTCACTATAATAATTCTTTTTAGATTTCTCTAAACGCCTCATAGCTTTATTACTTTTTTTATGACTCCCCGCTTTACGAAACAATGCCAACTTGACAAGATAGTTTCGTGGTTGAGGAGTAGTTTTCTTTTTCATAATACTCTCCTTTAAAAAAATGGTGATTCTCGGCTACTTGATGTCTGCAAGCCCCGAGATGAACTCTACTCATTGTGACGCCAACCCTGCGTGACGGTGCATATGGTTATCTATCGTTAAACAACCACCAAAACGGCCCCTTTAAAGAGTTTAGGCTCTCTAGCACCAATTAGTCGTGCTATTACTTGACAATCTGGTGGGGTATCTTGGGATCGAACCAAGCATGCCAGAGGCGGCGGATTTACAGTCCGCTGAATCACCATTGATTCTTCTACCCCAAATTCTGGTACACCTAAGGAGAATCGAACTCCTCTTCCCGCCGTGAAAGGGCGGTGTCCTAACCGATAGACGATAGGTGCATTAAGTGAACCATTATACACGAACCACACAATAAGTCAAGCGACTGTTGTATGGAAACAACATGGCGTCCCACCAGGGAATCGAACCCCGACCAAGGCGTTTGGAGTGCCTTGTGCTACCATTACACCAGCAGGCCACGGAAAACAAAAAACCCTAGTTGTTTAGACTAGGGTTCGTAATGTAATATTGTATCTTATTTTTTACAAACGAACCCCACCACGCCATGTATATGGTGTGTTATGATTCGGTGTGTTTATAAATTTATTCATGTTCTATTATATAGGCTCTTTCCAACCCAATTCTTCTTTTTGAATTGCTCCATCAGGATTTTGTATTCCGTAAAACACATTCCAAAGTTTTTCTTTAATGGCAAACTTTGCAAACAATCCTACTTCTGTACCAAATGCTTCTATTTCCCATGGTTGAACCCAATAATCTACATTATCAGAATCAACTTTTCTACCTTTCCAACGAGTTAATGTTTCGTTGGTTTCATTATAAGCATATTGTTTAATGTGTACCATTTCATGAGCAAGACATTTAAGTATATCTGCTGCTCCAATGTTTGGATTTATTTCAATTTCAAATTCTCTTGCTTTACGACTTTCGTTATACTCTAATATTTCAGCATATCCGTAAACTGGTATTTTACTATTGAATTTGATTCTAAGATAGATGTTTTCTAACATCTTTGGTGTCATTAATTCTTGAGCATAGAACATCGCCGCTCTTTTGACATACGGACGGAAACGCTGTTTATCGGGACAACCGACTATACTTAACTGCATTTTAGGTCTCTCCTTAATAAATTGACCCAATAATTGCATTACTCCGTTGTTACTCACACTACTTATTTATCTACAACACTCATTTCACCTGGTGAAATTACTACTCTACTTTAGATACCATTATACTACATTTTTCAAGAAATGTCAAGCCGTCTGTATTCTTATAGGAATCACGATAATATACCGATTTGACCCCCATGGCATACATTTGTTTAGCACAATCAATACAAGGTGCATGTGTCAGGAACATCGTGGAACCATCTCCAGATTCGTTACCTCTGGCCAGCTTGGCGATGGCATTGGCTTCTGCATGGATAACTTCAGGTTTGGTTTTGGTGGTTACCGTATCATCGGATAACTGGATGTAATCTTCACAGTTATTATCCCAACCACTTGGCATACCATTGTAACCAATACTAATGATTCGGTCATCTTTTACTACAATAGCACCAACCTGTAATCGTTTGGCGGAAGATAGCTCAGAAAACCTCTGAGCTACATCCATATAAGCATCAATAAATTTTTGCTTCATTTATTTCTTTTCAGGACCACAATCAAATTCACCAGATAATTTAAATGCATCTGCAATTTCTGGAATAGCACATAGTCTTGCCATAGCAGTCTTTTTAGCACCCAACTCATTCAAACGAACAGAAGCTCTTAATGCCACACAATGATTATCTGTCCATGTTGAACCTAAAGCAACACCCAAACTCAAACCTTGCACAGCAGCTGATGATGAACCCATACATGAATCAACACCACCCGAATGGAAGATATTAGGTGCAATTGCTGATGAAGCAATATTAGGTGTATTGTTCGTACTTGAATTGTTTACATTCACATTAGAACTACCACCGGAACCACCGTTAGCTGTACCACCAGTTGCAGTTGCTCTGTTAGTGTTACGATTCGTTGAGTTACCACTACCTGTTACACTACCGCCAGTAGCATTAGCAGTATTATTGTTACGATTCGAATTACTATTGGTATTCTTATTAGAATTTTCAATATTATTCGTATTACTATTAGTATTACTATTTGTATTGGTATTTGTACCGGTTACATTATTAGTATT